GCGGCGCGACAATGAAGCCACCATCGCCCCGGATGTCCATCCCCGGCAGGATACCTTTTCTGGTGGGAACCTTCTTCCCAGGATGGGAAAAGAACCTATGACACCCGCCGCCCCCGGTGAGGGCAACGGGGCCAGCCCCGAGTCGGGGCAGGATGTCTTGTTCGGTAGCGGCGCCAATGTCGCCATCGAAATCCGCCACAGTGAGGTTACTGATGGCGCCGGTCACGATCCCGACCCCCATGGTGGGATCGGCAAACCAGTCCTGAATCTCGGCTTCGGTAGCGCGTCGGTTTTGGAATTGGTGCCAGGGAATGGCGGGGATTTTTTCGCCCCGTCTGACCGGCACCACGGACCACCCGCGCCGTAGGTAATAGAGCGCCCATTCTTTGGCGGGCGCTGATAGGCTTGGTGCGGTCAGGCTCATGGCTGCTTCCCCGGATATTCGCTGTGTGGCGGGTACTCTGGGTCTTTGAGTGGGATGCACATTGTTTCCTCGTTCTTGCGAAAAAGCGGCGGTGTAACCCGCCGCCCTGTTTGTTATTCTTCCGCCTCTGGCTTTGCCTTGGCTTCTTTGGCCTGGCTGCACCAATCGTGCGGCTTCATCATGACCCAGCGGTAGCCGGAGTGTGATGGTGTCAGGCGACATTCACCGGATCGGCTGTCAGCGGGGACGTACCACTGACAGTTGGCGCAAGTGATGTCGCGCGGGTGCTTAACCCTCATTAGAACGGTAGGGGTTTAGCAGCTTGCGGCGTTGGCGGAGGTAGCGGAGCCGCGCTCTGGGCGACAGGTGTTGCCACACTTTGCGCGCTAACCGGTCCAGGCGCAGGCAGTTCTGCCGGACGCGCAACCCATTTAATGATCGCGAAGTTCGGGGTGTAGTTGGAGCCATGCTTTCCCTTTACCTCCGTTGCGCCCTGGAACTGGACCACCGGCAGCAGCCCTTGGGCTTTCTCGGGGGCAGCTTCGTATTGGCTATGCAGGGTGTCAATCGCGCCCAGAACAGCGGCAGCATTGGAAGAGAACTCCCGCACCGTCCGGTTGCCATCCAGCACTCGTAAGGCGAAGCCCTGCTTAGGCTTGGCGGCGTTGCCGCGTTCATCGACCCCGTAATCACCAACCGGGCATGGAGGAAGCGGATGGCCAATCTTCACCAGCGACCTTACCGGCGCCATGCCTGCTTTAAAGAACAGCCAGCCAACCTGGATATTTTCCAGGTCTGCGACGAAGGCTGGCTGTTGGAAGGAAACATCTTCTTCCTGCTTTTCCCAGCGCCCGTTGACCTCCACGCGCTGGCTATACTTCAGGCGCCCGGCTTTGGCGTTGTAGTTGACCAAAGGCAGGAAATCACCGCTTGCGGTTTCGCTCCCACCGATAGAAAGACCTAAACCCATTTGAATGCTCCATATGTCTAGAAATGCGCCACATTTCGGCAGCGTGGCGCTTGCTGCTTACATCCCGTAGATTTCCTTACGGGCTGCTTCTGCTGCTGGATCGCTCCAATAGAAACTGTCCACATCGGGGACCAGCAAACCTATCAACTCATGTTTATCTGCTGATATGGCGAGGAACCGCTTCAGCCGGTTAGCGATCGCCTGCAAATGCGCCCAATGATCTTGGACCCCTTCAAGCTGATACACCGCCACCTTCTTCGGGCTGCAATACGCGAATCGGCAGATTTGGTTTGTATGGACAACGTACCCACTTCCTTGGCGGGCATGGCTGCTGCTGATCTGCCCCGGCACCCGCTCCGTGGTCTTTAGGTCCAGCACCAGCCCGTGATTTTCCCAATAGAAATCCAGATAGCCCACCAGATCGGGCAGGCCCTCGCCCAGCGGCTTGCTGATCTTGTGCTGGTGCTGGCCTTCTTCCGGCGCAGTGGGGACGCCATACTGGCGGAGTTCTGCTAATGCCACCGGCACGGTGTCTTGCACCACTTTACGCTGGGCTTCCCGCCGGGGATCACTTGAGAGTGCTGTTAACCGGTCATATTCAGCCAAGGCGATAGCAATGCAATCATCCACCGGCTTTTCAGGATTGAACAAGCCAGCCGACACGCCTGCTTCAATGGCGGAACCGCGATGGGCCGAAGCCCCCACCGGCAGGCGCCGCTTCAACAAGTAGGACATGGCCCAGGCGGCGGGCTGGCTGGCGTATGTGTTCAGGCTGGAAGCCGACAAATGGCCAATGCCATGGGTGGCGAATGGGTCTTGGGTCACGGGTTTGCCTCGATGATTAGGATGTAGCCCGGTTTCCCGCTGTACATCTTGGAAAGGTGTAGTTTGATGATCTGGCTATCGTCGTTCCACAGGATGCCGTTGGCGGCATCAAGGACTAGCTTCGCCAGGTTGTCGAGATCGGGCTTTCCGGTGTGTTCTATGTCGCCCGCCAGCGCCGCTTCCTGCTTTTTCTTTGGCCAGGATTTGGGAATCGGCATCAGGACCATGACATCGACACAGACCGGCACAGCGCCAAAGGAATCGAACGGGGAAATGAATGCCCGAATTGTTTCCTCTGCCTTTCGGGTCTTGGCTGGCGTATAGGCGCCGTGCTTGCCGAATCGGGGGCGCCCCTTGGCGACAGGTTCGATGGGGATGGTGATACAGGTTCTCACGGTTAGACCCCCGCCAGCACAGTTCGGGAGGGGATATTGAAAGTGCTGGCGGAGGTACCGTCACCGTGACGGTTTAACCGGCAGACTGTCGCGGGTTCGTAGTGGTCGCGCCGGTCTGCCGGGCGCGCAATGGTTGGGAGGCTAGTTACCATCGCGCGCAGCCTTTTCGGGCAAATGTCCATCCCGGCGTCCGGTACAGATATGCGCCCAAATCTCGTTCATTGGCACCTCTGGGGTGCTACACATTCTAATCACTGGTATCAGCCGCACGATAGGCGGCGCAATACCCCCGTATTCACCGCGATACGTCAGCCAGATCAGCCACCGACTAGCAGTGGCGGTTGATACGCCAGCCTCTTCGGCTAGATCGCGTAGCGTGTAGCCGTTCTGCTGAAGCAGCTTTCGGTAAGGGAGGTGATCCATGGCCGAAAGGATAGTGATGAAAAAAATACGGGTCAAGCGTATTTTTTCAGTTGACGTTATTTTGCGAGATAATTAGGATCAAGAAATACAGACAACAAGACTACCCAGCAGGAGATACCAAATGGCCATTAAGATCACAGATTTGGAACAGCAGGCATTTCAGCGCCGGGCAGAGTTTAAGCAGTTCGGAAACAGCGAAAGCATTGCGGCGCTTTATGATACTGATCGCGCTGCTTGGGAAAAGGCACTGGATGAGAAGCGCGATTCGCTGCATGACCAGGGGCGCTATGGTGATTTAGTTGTGCTTTATATGGAAGCCCAGGGCCGCAATACATGGATGCGCCCCCATCTCCGCGCCCAGTATTACATCGGTGCCAAGCGAGTTAGCCGGGCCAAAGCCGTCGAATATGTCACGGGCAAAGCCTGATTTCTCAGGCAAGCGCAGGCTTCCCCCTGCGCTTTTCTGAGCAATCAGGCTCAATCAGGAGGAACCATCATGGATTACTTAAAACATCGCTCCGCCGCTTGGTGGATTTTAGCCGTCCTGCAAGGCTTGGGCTTTGCCGCTTGCCTTCTGCTGCTGATCATCTTGTTCGCGATGGCTGGCGCATGAGTACGGACGATCACGCGGAACACATCGCCGCGATAACCTCAAGAATGACTGAGGCGTTCTATGAGATTGCAGATGGCGAACCTCCCGGCGAGGGGGTTTTGCCGCAACCATGGCGCTAGCCATCTTCATTTATGACCTCACAAACCACGGCTCGGAAAACAACATTGCAAAGGCGTCTGCTGAATTGCTGGTGGAAGCCGTTGCCGAAATGAAAAAGGAGGATTTGAATTGATCGACCTAGAAACCCTGCGCGCCAAGCTGGCGATAGCGGAGAACGAACTGGTTCGCATTCAATATGCGGATGATTTCTGTTTCTCGAATGGTTCCTATGACAGTCTCGCCAAGGTGCGGGATGAGTTGAAGTGGGAACTCATGGAAGCGGAAGCTGCTGCTCGCCAGAAGGCGGCGGGGATTGCGACGGCTAGCGGGGAACCTGGCCCATGAACACCGTCCGCGTGTCCATCAAAATGACCAGCAACATCCCTTCGCAAACTGATCTGTTTGTTGAGGTGGATGACATCAGCCAACCGGCCTGGCGCCCTCTCGCCGCCTTCGCCAGCATCAAAGCGGCGGCGAAGTGGTTACGGGAAGAAGGCTTTACCTACGTCGTCGGAACCAATGGAGTTTATAGTCGTGACGCCTCAACAAAGGGAAAGAATGCGCCTGCTGAATACCGCGATGATATTGGCGGAAGAAGGATTAATGAAGCGGGCTTTGATCAAAGCCAACAACAAGCCGCTGGAGTTCGACGCCTTGCGGTCAAACTGGGACGTATGGGTTCGACTCTCCGACCAGGACCGGGTTCTGTGGCAAGCAATCAGCGCAGTGAAAAACCAAATTAAGGGGACATGGACAGATGAAGATTCAGATTAGTGACGATAAGCCGATCCCGCCACCGGCAAAGCGGGGCAGACCGAAGGGGTCTAGCAAGTATCCAGCGGCCAAGCTGTCGGTGGGACAAAGCTTCCGCATTTCAGCAGACGCGGTGAAACCGGCTTCTGTGTTCTCAATGGTGTCGCGCTTTAACCGCGCCCTGGCGCCAAAGAAGTTCACAGTTCGCAGCACCCCGCGAGGGTGTACTGTTTGGAGGGTGGAATGAGCGACATCGCAGATAAAATCTACGCCGCCACCGGACTGACGCTCGGCGCAGAGGCGGCGGCTGCGATTGAAAAGATGATCCAAGCCGAGAACGAAAAGCTGCGGGAGGCGATTTGCGAGTGGGCCGCTTCCATCTACGGATATGAAGGTGTCTTATTCCTGGAAGGGCTTAAGCACGAAAAGTTTATTAACTCAATTCTCGACGCGGAAAGAGATCGCGTTGAAGGGGGAGAAAAGGAATGACCAAACCCCGCGCCCCTTTACGCTACGGACCTGGCCGCGCCATTCATCCAGAAGTGAGAAGGGCGCGGGAAAAGTATATTGGCGAAGCCTTACAACGCGGCGAAACCTTCCACCAGATCGCCGCGCATTTTGAGGTGGATACCGAGACAGTGAAACGATGGTGGAATAAGACAAACTTTTCCACCAAGTATGAGAACGTCTTCGATAAACAGCGAAAATGCCTGTCATGCGGAGAAATGTTCTGGTCAGAAGGCCCGCACAATAGACGCTGCATGAGGTGCAAAAGCCACCGGCCAGCAGACACACCATATGAACCTGGCGGATATGGCAACAGTGGTCACAGAAAAGAACCCCGGCGCTAGGCCGGGGTTTGAGTTTATCGCAAGAGGAAACTACCCTGCCGGGGGGAGATACCCGGCAAGCACAATATAATTACTTCTTGCGCGATTTACCAGCCTCAGAAAGCGCAATAGCCATAGCTTGCTTTTCGGATTTCACCACCGGGCCTTTCTTTGAGCCGGAATGCAGTTTGCCAGCCTTGTATTCTCCTAAAACTTTAGACATCTTCTTGTCAGCCTTAGTCGGTTTCATTTCTTCGCCCCTTTAATGGCTTCGGCTTCCACCTCATCGACACGGAGAAGCCAGCCCCTGCCGAATGTGACGTAAGCGCCAAGCCCCTGGTAGAAAGCCCGGCGCCCATCTGAATACTGACGAATTAGAAATAGTGGGTCTTGTTTCGCCACCGCCGCCACAGTTTGCGGCCCCACGATTCCATCCGCTGGACTAGCCACACTTTCTTGCAATATGCGGATAGCGCGTTTAACGCCTGCGTTAACGGCCATATCAAAGACAACCAGATCAACGCCACTAGGCATCCGGCCACAAGCAGCAGGCTCCCAGTAATAACTTCGATAAATCGCTTCCAACTCGCCATCGCTGATTCTCCTGAGTTCGTCTTTGGTGGCTTTCCGGCCAAGGAACTTCTGGTAAGTTGCTAGAGTAACACCTCGCATAGTGGCGCCGCCAGGGTCTTTTGGATGGTCTGCCCAGCCGCCCTCATGGTGTAGAACAATCTTCAGGCATGGTAGAAAACGATCTACCGGCGCCGCATCGCTTCCGCCATCACTGGGGCTATCTTTTCGGCTGAACGCCCAATGACGTAACCGCCCAAGCCAATCTCCACGATAGACCATAGCTTCAGCGCCTCCGCTTCTGAGATACCTGGGGCGCTATACCCAAGCCACCGGGCTACAATCAATGAAGTAAGCACCAGCATAACCACCGGGCGCCAGGTGGCGGTTAGCCAGTGTTCCGAAGCTGCCTCAGTCTTCACAATATCAGCAGCGGCAGTCTCGATCTCCTGGGCGCGTTGCATCAGGGCGATGGACAGTTCAGCCTCAATTCGCCCCTGCTCGCCCTGATCAGGGACAAGGCGGCGGATCACATCCCCAAGAATCGGCGCCAGTACAGGCAGCAGGGCCGCAAACATCAATCATCCTCCGATTCTTCAGGCTTAATCCAGAGTTCTGAATAGGCTTGATCCGAAAGCCCCCTCAGAACCGCATGGCTGTACGGAACCGCCGCGTATTTGTAGCCGCTCGGGGTTTCCCAAGTAACCATGATCGCCACCGCCCCATCCGCCAGGGCGGTTGCGATCATCTGCTGGGCCGCTTCGGCAAAGGACACCTCGTGGTGTTCCCCTGGCGCATCCGAATCGACGATCTTGATACGGCGCATGGTTTACCCCCTCCCGGCTTTGATCCGTACACGCCCGCAAATCACCTGGCCCCGGAACCATGCGGCGCCATCCACAACCTCGCAAGTCTCTGGCGGTGCCAGGGCGCCATCGCGCCAAGTCAGGACAACGAAGCCCTGTTGCTGGTGCCCTGGGATGCCCAGGCGATAGTTGAACTGTGGCCAGTTAGGATCGCCCAGCATCCCCGTTTGAACGCCATACAGGCGCTTAGACCAATGGTTCAGGGGGCGCACATCCAGGGCATGGGTGTCGCCCGATATAATGGTTCTGCCGCTGCGGCTGGCATTGTTGTAGCCCGCGTGTATTCCGCCATGGTAGCGGTGGACGAAAGACACATCCCCCACATCTAGGCGATAGGTCATAGGCCAATCTATAAACTGGTCCTGAAGACTAAAGGCACCCATACCTTCAAAAGCGGCAGCATGGGCAGCAAGATATTTATCGTAACGGTCATCATGGTTGCCCCTGATCCAGTAACAGGTGGGATCGCCAGCGGCTTCCCTTAACTCCCGTAAGTGGGTTTGCCCGGCGGCGAGTTCCTCCGCCACATTGGGCTTCTGGTTGTCGGACCACATCAGCGGCGGATGGCGGGAAACAGACCCCATATCCAGCGCATCGCCATTACAAAACAAAAAGCCCGGCTTTATGTGCCGGGCTAGAATCAAAAGGGCTTCATGTGACAAGCTGCGCGGTTGAGATAATGACCGCCAGTGGCAGTCTGAGAAAACTATTCCCACACCGTCCTTGATGGCGGGAACCTCCATCACCAGGGCGCTATTGTGTTCCTCAGTCTCAGACCACGGCTTGCTGATCGGCTCGCGCGCTAGGCTGCGGGCTGAACTGCGGATGTCTGGTTTATTGTACAACTGCATGGCGCGCTGGTATCGGTTACGCATTGTCTCATACGGTAACCCCTTTGCTTTCGCGGCTACCATAACGGAACCATGCTCCGCTACCGCTTCATAAGCCGCCTTGATGGCGTCTCGGTCAGTCTTGGCTACCATGATGGTCCTATTGCAATAAACCCATGTCAGGGGGCTGAACAGCGCCGCCGATTTGCTGCCCCACCATGGCGCCAGCCCCTGCCGGGTAAGCACCCACTTGGCGACGACCAGCGGCCTGTTGCGCGGCTCGCTCTTGCATCATACGGCGCAGCATCTCGATCTGCTGGTAAACGTCCGTTGACATAAGGCGCTGGCCAACAACATCCTGGCTTCGCCCAGATAAGGCGCGCATTCCAGCCCGGCCAGCACCAGCCAAGGCACCAAGGGCAGCAGCGCCCTGGGTATTTTCGTCAGTCAAAGCCCCCAAGCCTGCGCCACCACCGGCCCCTATGGTGGTGCCTGTGATGAGTTCTTGGAAAGCCTGGCGCCGGGCGGTTGGGGAACCACCAAGCATCTGCCCCTGAAACCCCTTCATTTCCGTTTCGCGGGTCAAGAAGCGGTTTAGGGCATTAAACCTCGCTTCAGCATCGCGCGCATTGGGATAGGCCGCTTCCATCGCAGCCCGCAAAACATCCTTTTGTTTTTCGCTACCAAAGATAGCGCGAGTAGCGTCCCGGCCTTCGGGCAGCGCCGCCATGCGCTGGCGAATGGCGTCCATTACCCCCACAATAAATTCTTGTTTTTCTCCTGGCCCCATCTTCTCAATGGATGCCCGAAGTTGGCGCGGATCGGTGCCTGGCTTAAAGATACCCAAACCAACCTTCTGGGCATCCAGTAGCGCCGCTTCACCAGCCCACATGGTACGGGCTTCTTGGTAAAGGCTCCGCCCATCTACCTTGGTGATGTCATCCAAAGTATCGCGCAATTCATCCCGCAAGCGGATAGCGCGAGTAGCTAATGGGTTCTGACGCCCAGCAATGTCGGTGTTCCGCTCAATGAACGAATCCAAGCCGGTCTTCACATAATGCAAATCACGGGCTGAAATCGGGGTTTTGGGAAGAACGACGTTCCCAGCTTCATCTAAACTTACACCAATGTTTCGTCCTTCCATCCTGGCGATTTGCCTAGCATCAGACAAAGCCTCGCCAGGGACGCGGGTTAGAAGGCTTAATTCGTTAGCGTTTGGCGCCCGGCCTGTTGAAAATGCTTGTTCATAAAGCGGGCTGGCATTGGTCTTCATTCGATCACGAATGGCCAGGCTTTGCTTGTAAGCATCCTCAACATCACCAAACACCGCCCGCAAAGCCGCATCTGTGCGCGTGATTTGTTGTTCACCACGCGGGCGCAGGACACTAGCCGCAAGATCGCGCGTACTCCCTGGCATATTCGCCAAGGCTTCGGCAGTGCTCATACCAGTTTCGCCAAGGCGCTCCGCCATAGTAACAGGCTGACGCGGCATCCCACCAGCCCGCGCCGCCATGGCGTCAGACAACTCCTGGCTGGCGCGGCCTAGATCGGCGCCTTGAATTAGCGGGCGCTCTGCATTGGGCAGAAGATTACTAACCCCGCGCGTAATAGCAGGAACAGCGGCGCCAACCACGCCGCCTGCTACACCACCAAGCGCCCCACCTCCAACCGCGTTAGACAGGCGAGGGGCAAGCCCGCCCTCTCCTTCACCAAAGGCCTGCGCGGCCCCCGTTACGGCGCCAGTAGTAGCCCCGGCTTTAGCCGCCTGTAGTGCCCGGCCAGCAGTAGTCGCAGCCCTAACGATATTAGCCGCGCCAGCAGCAGTCCCGGCGGCACTTGCGCCGCCAGTAAACGGCGCCGCAATAGCCGCACCAATAGTGGGGACAATCGCGCCACCAACCTCATAAGCGCCAGCCCTGATTGGGTTCTGTTCGCGGTATTGCGCCAAGTTGGCGCGTTCCTGCGACAAGGCTTCTTCATACGGAGTGCTGCCAAGACGGGACCGCAAGAAAGCGGTAATCTCATCGGCGGTTCCAAGAGTTAGCCCCTGCAAACCAGCAGACAAGCCACCCGGAAGAACCGCGCCCCTTGCTTGGGAAGCCTGTGTGCCGCGCGCTACTAGCTGATCAATCAGTTTATTGATGTCTTCGGCCATTTAACGCGCTCCAAACAAGGCGGCGGCATTAGGGATACCGGCGGCGGTTGCTGCTGCGATAGCTTGTTCCATCGTCAGGCGTTGCGGGTTATTGGGCGGAAGGTTCAGGCGTTCCCGAATACCAGCGACCAATTCAGCCTGGCGGGCTTGAGGTATTGCGCCAGGGCGCGCAACTTCTGGCGGGGCTTCACCACCAACCGGGCGGACCACTCGTTCTGGGCTTACACCATAATCCCTGGCAAGCCCGCGATATTGATCCGCGAACTCTTGGTATATGCTTTGGCTATTGGCAAACCGGCTGTTAGCTTCGCGGATGATTTGCTGGCGGGTTTCAGGCGTTAGACCGCTACCACCATTCAAGCGACTAATTGTGCCAAGTACAGTTTCACTCAACCCCTGCGCGCGGAGAACTTGGATTTGTTCGCCTTCACGCACCACGGAAGCCGGGTCCAGCATTTTGGCGAAAGCAAACACCAAGTTAATGTCATTCAGTCGTGACGGGTTTTCGCGGTTTGCTGCGTCACGCACCTCGCGGATTTGCGGGATCATGGCGAAGTAATCACGCACCGGCTGGTAACCGATAAACTCACGGCGCAGACTACCTTCCAACTCGCGCCGCTGTTGCGAACTACCCCCTTCAGGCTCGCGGGTTCCCTGGATCGGCTGAACGCCACCCTGCGCCGTAATCTGGTAGCGGCGGTCAGGGTCATAGGCTTCACCCAGAAGGGCTTGCGCTTCACCTGGCTGCAAGACGCGGGTTTCTTGCTGCATGGCGCGGGTCTGCATTTGCGCCAAGAACTGGCGTCCAGCTTGTGGCCCCATCTGCCGCAACAGCGCCGCTAGTTCTGGCGTCATCGGGACCGCACCAACAGCAGGGCGAGCCAAGGCTTGTTGCGGCGGGGTCAACGGCGCCGCTTGTGGCGCTTGACCACCAGCCGCCGGTTGACCAGGCATCCCAGGCGCCTGGGGCGCAGCCGCCCCACCTTCCCCTTGGCCCAGCCGCATCCACCGGCTGACCGGCGTTCCAAATGCGTCTGTGCGGTCTTGCCCGCCACCACGCACAAACCTATCAACACCCCCAGGACCACCAAGCCATGCGCCTTGGAGCATCGCTTCTGGCGTGATGCGGACCCCATTAACCTCTTGGCCAATATTCCGCTGCAAGCCCATTTGCTGTAATTGCCCAGCTTGATAACCCATAGACAATTCAGCGGCGCGGCGTTGGGCATCCGGGCTACCCAAGAAATCCTGCAAAGTGCGGACATTCTCAAAGCCAGGGATATTGAAGGTGCCACCCCATTGGCCAGACCATTGCCCGCGCTCATTAATCTCACCTTGCGCGGGCCGATAGACACCAGCACTTGCCGCCAATGGCGCACCTAATTGGTACTGCCCAGCATACCCAAAACGATTAACCGCCGTGGGGTTTGGCGATTCAGCGCGAGCCAGCCGGTCCAAAGCCGTGCGAATGGCTTGCGGGCCAAACGGCTGGAAATCAGGCGCCTGTTGTGCCGGTTGTTGCGGTGCGGCAGGCTGTTGCGTTCCCTGGGCCTGCATAGCCTGGGCAACTTGCTGGCGTGGTGCCGTAGGGGCGCCACCAGCAGCCAGCCTATTCACATATTCAGACCAACCGATTTGCTCCGCCACCGGCGAGATACGCTGCAACGCTGTACCTTGCTGACCAGCCAGGGACGCAAAAGCATCCTGAAGCGCCGCGACACCAAGTAAGCGACGCTGGGCTGGCGACATATCCGCGTAAGGACTCTGATCCGGCACCGGATCACCACCGCTTGTCGGTTCCCCGCCACCAAAAAGACGCGATAGAAATTCAGACATTGCGCGGCTCCTTACCGGAACAGGAGATTAAAGGCATTGGCCAAGCCGCCCGCAGCCTGACCAATGGTGCCAACTTGCTGCAAGAAGGAAGGCGTGGTTTCCGTCGTGGTGGTCTGCCCCATCGGAGCCATCCCAAGCGCACTCTGCCGAATCCGCAACTGCTCCACCGGATACTGGAACTGGCGCAGAAAGTCTTCATAAGCCTGGCTCATATTCGCTTGGGTCAACCCGCGCTGCTGTTCGCCAGATTGGAACATAGCCTGCGCGCCGGTAAGCCCAGCCGTCTGACCAAGGGCGCCAAGGGCACCAAGCTGCTGGGCAGCGGCGAGAGCCTGCTGATTGCCCTGCAACCCGTAACCAATGTCACGGCCAGCCATTTCGCCCGCCTGCTGGAAGCCCTGGGAACGCAATTGCGCGGCAGTGCGGGCCGCTTGCTCCATCGCCGCCCGGTTAGTCTCGGCTTCCGCCACACCCTGGCGTGAACCGCCAAACGCCCGCGCCCTCACTGCCTGCGCGGCGGTTTGCTGGTTCGCCATCTGGCGTGAACGATCAATATCCGCCAGCGTGGTGTCGATCACCTGTTGCGTGTACGGGTTCTGGTAAGCCGCCATCCCTGAAGCAATGGTGCCCGGCGTATAGGCGCCAGCCTGGCGGGCTAAAGCCTGGGCCTGGGTAATCGGCTGCTGGGCAGAACCCGCCACTTCACCCACCCGCTGGAAGGACGCTTCTTGCAATGGTGTGAAGCCCGCTATCCGCTGATAGGGGTAGGGCTGATACTCACGATTAGCAACGTCCAGGGCGAAGTCATAATTCGCCAGCATCCGTTCCTTGACATCGGGGTCAAGCTGGCTGGATTGCGTCTGCGTTGAAGAACCGCCAAACAAGTCGCCCATTACGCAATCTCCTTAGATACGGTAGTCATTATACCTGTGAAACCATGCTTTTTCAAAGCACGAACCCAACCAGCCCGCCCAATTCCGGTTATCCGTGAACAACCAAAATGGCGCCCAAAAGTAACCAAAGAAGGTATCATAGCCTCAATCTGAGGGAGTTCGCCAGCAACCAACCAAGCATGAAGAACCCTGGTTTTAGGGTAATCTATAAACATTGTAACAATCGCCCCATTAGGGGCTGGCCAGAACTCAACCTCTTTATTTTGAATGCTTTTCTTCACATCCGCCAAATCATGCGTATTTCCCGCATAATCAAGCGCATCCTGAAGCCACTTTGAACACCTCTCGAACTCGGCTTCAAATAGGGTCATAACGACGTAGCAGCCACCACCCCAGAATTACTAACGGTGATGCTCCACCGTGTTCCATCAGGGGATTTCAAGATCAACCGGCCTGGGCTTACTTCCAGATCGCGGTTCTTCTTGTGGTTCTCATCATCAGCCCGCTCCAACAAGGCGCGGGCCGTCTGCTCGTTAGAACTATCATAAGAGTTGGTGGCTGGGGGCAATCTCACCTAAGACCCCCAGGCACCGCTTCCAGGCGGAAATTACCGACTCGCCAATCAGCCAACTGAACGCCCGTCACCTTGAAGGAAACCTGGCGCCCTGAGAACCGGACATCGGTGTATTTGGAAGAAATGGTGTAAGGGCCAAAGGTACTCTCCGTACCCTCTGGCGCGAAACGGGTCTTGAAGCTGACGTTTACCTGGCCCTGCGTTTTCTCATCTGGCACCACTTGGCGGGCTACCATAATCCGGTCCCCATTCCCCATTTCCAGCGGCCCCGTCTCCGCATACGGCGAAGCGCCATCGTAGTTCCACCCCACCTCATGATCATACACATAACCAGAGGGATCAATCAGAATGGGATAATCAAACACGCCAGCCGCAACACCAGTTGTCCGCGCCCAAGAACCAATGGACCAAGTATTCTCGCGGTAGTTCCAGATTACATAGCGGTCACATTCATTGGACGCGGCAGACGGGTAAGACCAGATCACCTCAAAGAACTCGATATTAAGAACCGCATTCACCTTGGAAGCCTGGTTATAGTTGAAGTCGGAGAACACATAGTCCGACACATCAGACCGCAAAGGCTTTACGGCGCCGTCAAACAAATAGAACGAACCGTCAGACATCCAAGCGACGCCAGTATCCATGCTGACAGAAGCCTGGGCGCTGATCACCCCGCAACCATAACCAACACGCTCAAACCCATAAACGAATGGCGGGCCTTGGTACGTCGCTAAGTGAGCATCAACCGTGGTCAGCAACAAAGACCCATAGCGAGTGCGCTCGCCACAGATTACCTTGCCGGATGTAGATAACTCGAAATCCCCCGCCTGGTTTGTCGCTGATGGCGTCCAATCGGTATTATCTTCCTGGTCACACCATTGGACCTTGCGTGGATTACCGCCCGCTCCAAGCGCGAACAGAAACCGCTCTGGCGTTACCAGGATTGAAGAATTACCCGTAGGGGCAGCGGAAATCAGATCAGCCCGGCCAGCGGTATCCAAATCCCACTCATAAATCTTGCCATCATCAGACCGGCAAGCCACCAGATACTCGCCCCAATTATCAAGCGCCCATGTCGCTGCCGCTGCGATACCTGTTGGCGATACATCAGGGCGCGCGGTGCCGTAGGTGCTAGTGCCGTAAGTAAACCCGCCATATCCAAGGTTCTGCGTTGCAGCCACATCACCAATGGACAATTCGTACGCATAATCAGCAGAGCCAGCATTCGTCTGAGTAGAAGTGGCGGCGGAACCATGTGTGACGGTGTAAGCATTTAATGTGGTTACAGTAATTATATATTCGCCAGATAGCGTAATCCCACTAGAACCAATGGCTGTACCATTGGTGAATTTAACCGTATCACCCGTTTTGCATCCATGCGATGTATCCGCCACCGTCACAACAGCAGACGCATTTACCGTGCTGAAGGCGTTAGTGAGCGTACCAGTTTCACGGATTGGCGTGATATTGTACGGCGAAGCATCCGCCTTAATGGCGTACAACTTCTTAGCGCCGCCAGTGCCTAACCAAGCATTCGCATTATTAGACCGCCAAGCATGGGAACCACGCATAATGCCAGTAAGCTGAATGTTACTGCCGTTGTGTGTACGCTTCCGCCAACCACCAATCGGGCGCAAGGTGCCATCATACCACCGCACCAAGTTAGCATCGTACCACCGGCCAGCAGACTGATACTGTGTACCGTTACGATAAATTCCCGGCGGCAGCTTTAGCGGAATATACATCTAGCCCCTCAAACGTCGAAGCCATGACTGAACGGTCTTAGTTTCATAGATGCGAATCATCGTCCAAACGATGGTGAAGATCGCCGCAATCGAAGGAAGAACCTGGGCCAATGTCCCCACAACCGTCGTGATTGATAACACATCCCCTATGGTCTTTGCGGTTTCGTGGTTATCAACCATGTCGCACCTGTAAGATTAGGGCTTTGCTGGCCAGGTTATATTCCATGGGAACCCGGTTTGGGTAGGAATATCGCGCAACGCTTGGCGATAAACTGCCCAGACCAAATCATCCACCGGGGCATCCGCAAGCTGGGTCCAATCGCTCTCCGCCAAACGCGCAGCCCGGTCAGCCCGCACCAACTTAGCCTGTTCCGCATCCTTCGCCGCCTTATAGGCTGCTTCCTGCTGGGCAGCGGTGGCGTCTGGCGTGTCGGTGAAGATTGGCCCCAAGATGTACTTGGTGTACCACTTGCCATCAGCCTGCTGCTCAACACCATCGCGCATTGAGTACTGATACACCGTGCCGCCGGTAGCCTGTGGCCCCTCAAACACGGGATCAACGCCAATGGCTTCCATCACCTCTGGCGTGAGTGTGTCATAGGATGGCCCACCATTGGCCAGCAGATAGGCGCGCAGTTCGCTCTCGAACATCACGGCGCCAGTGGATCGAATGCGGAGTTCCATGATGCCCTCTATGCAATTGCCAAAAAGATGAATGTACCGCCATTGGCATTGATAGCCGCTGGCGCTGTGCTGCTGAGTTCGAATCCCGCGCTGTATGTATCAACGTAATCTGTTCCGGTCACTTCGGCGGCGGTGGAATTGAGTAACAAATATGGATCGTTACCCGCTACAATCCCACGCGCGCTATCCCACACATACCAATCGCCTGTGCTGTCGGTGCGCTTGATCATTACAAACCGTGCGCCGCCAGTAAAGCCGCAATTGATCTGATTGGTGGTGCCGGTGCCGGTGTAGGAGCCGACCTTGGATACGCCTGCGACTGTGGCGAAGAGATAAGCAGCATATGTCGCGCCCCCGGTATTAACATCAGTAGAAGTACCAAGCGAGAACACTGAACTTGTAGGCGTTGTACTGTTCCACCTAGTAGCACCAGTTGCCTTTGCTGCTGTTGTATTCAGTACTAAGTATTCAGTGTTTGCTAACGCGCTTGAATATACTTGCCAACCAGTTGCGTCAGAACGACCCTTAACAATCATCAACTCAGGCGCCACACCCAAGTTATGGCTTACTGTGCTATTGACACCCGTCCCCGTATAGCACACCACATCAAAGAAGCCTGGGGCGCGGCGGAATAGGTAATTGATGAAGGTATTGGCGGAAGCATTGGTGATGGTGGAAGTTGTGCCAACTTTGACGCCATCCATCACATCCCAAGGATTAGCCTGCAAGATAGTTGTGCCAGCGGCAACTTCTGCGGCGGTGCTGGATGTGACTAGATAGCCCGTGCCGGTAAGGCGCGAAGAAAACAGATTAGCTACAGCAGAACCACGGTTCTTTATCAGAACTGCGTCATCCGTCTGCCCTCCAGTTACCGTAACATCAGCACCAGTACCAGTGCGCGCACTAAGACCAAACACACTCGTCCCCGTAGTCGGCGTCTTCATCGGGCCACGGCGGATGGCGATGTAGATGTAATTCGCTGTTCCTATATTGATTGCATTAAAACCAGTAGCATATGGAAAACCCCTAACTGCTACGCTTGCTGCTGCCGAAGTATTCGCAAAAATTAAACTATCGTCTGACGTGTCTGGTGTTCCGCCATTCGTCCAGCCGCGCATACTATCCAAAATAATCCAGCTACCTCCAAATTCAGAATTTACTAACATTACCCACTGTGGCTCATAACCCAATTCAACATTTACTCCATTAACACCACCAGAAGTGAACGACCCGCAGCTAATCACATTGTCCGAGCCGGTAGCGCCAAAACCGCCTGCATTATGGGCAAAGATATATGCAACGTAGGTGCCGCCAGCAGCGTTTACGTCAGTAGAGGTGCCAAGGCTAAACACAGATGATGTCGGCGTTGTGCTGTTCCAGTACGTTGCGCCTGTAGCCGCTGCTGCCGTGGTGTTAAGAACCATGTACTGCGTGTTGGCCAAGCTGCGATGATACACAGCCCAAGCGGCAGTTGTATCAGTGCGCTTAATCATAATGGAACCCGGCACAGCGCCAAGATTGTGCGCGATGGTCCGGTTAGCACCATTCCCTGTATAAGTCACAATATCAAAAAACTTCGCCTGCTTGCGGAAGGTCCAAGAGGCGTAATCATAATTAATATAATTTGTGCCTCGCGTTGCGGTTGTTTCCCCGCCTTGCTTAACAGTAAAGCCATTTGCATTAAAAGAAGACAAGAAATCGTAAGAACCTGCAAGGTCTTCAGCATTAATTGAGTTACTTGACAGCGCCTGATTATTTGCCGCCGTAGTACCTGCTCCACGCGCCGTATCAAAAAGAACATTGTTGGTAGTCTGGGTACGGCTCTTAATCCAAACCATCCCTCCCTTTGTAGAAAGGTCAACACCGTTTGTAATGGTTTGGGTTCCACCTGAACCTGAATTGCCCGTATAAAGCCAAGTCGAGAACACATCTTCGATGTAGTTGGCGGCGGTTGCTCGCGCACCAAAACCGTAGCCCTTTGCAGATGCGGCGCCTTGGGTTATTACGGTTGGCATTAAACTACCTCACTTAAACTGCGTCTGAGAAGCAAACACCGTGAACGCGGCGCTGCCAGTCTTGATGATGGTATAAGTATAGACATCAATACCAGAGGCATTGCCAGCAGCCCATGCCGTGCCACCTTGGTACTTCGGCGTTACTGAAGACCCATCCACCTGTACCGCGCTGTTATAGTACGCGGTGCTACCTTGGGTCACAAGAAACGCCACCGTGATCGCCTGGCCGGTTGACATCGCCGTATTCAGCGAAGTGCCAGAGGAAGCGCGGAAGTTCACCGTCCAGTTAGCCGAAGCATTGGACGTATAGTAAATCACGCTTTGCGTGGTGACATCATAGTTAATGGTGCCAGTAGCAGCCGTAGCAGATACCGTCGCTGTCTCCGCCGCGTTAGCCAGCACCGCCGCCAACACGCTAGAAGAACCATTGAACGTCTGCGCCGCCGTAAACGTGGTAGCAGTACCCGGCGCGACATAATCCGTACCAGCAGTGGCGTTAGCCAAGGCGCCACCGGAGTTAGCCTTCAGAATAGCCGTGCCGCTTGGCGGCGCCAGGTAATCCGTCCCTGCCGTAGCGTTAGCCAAAGCCCCACCGGAATTGGCCTTCAGGATCGCCGTGCCACTCGGGGGCGCCAGATAGTCCGTCCCAGCAGTAGCAGCCGTAAAAGCCGAAGTGCCATTCCCCTTAACAATACCCGATAGCGTCTTGGCGCCAGTGCCCCCACTAGCCACCACCAAGGCGCCGCCACTAGCCCCGGCAAACAGCGCATCAATAGAATCCAAGTCGTTGTTTAACTTGGTGCCCCAGGTATCAGCAGACGCGCCAACCTCTGGCTTTGTAAGCCCTAAATTGGTGGTTGTCGTATCAGCCATTTAGAAACCCTCGCCTGTGCTGGGACACTTAGATTTGCGTCCATATTGTAGAGGAATCAACCAACGGCGTCCATGTTTTCGTACCATCTGGGATTTGCTCCCACTTCAGAATGGCCGAAGCCACAAACTCGCTAGACGCCCCAATTTGGACTGAAAAATTACGAATAGCCAGGGCGGTAGCGTCCAAGTTAGAGGTGGCAGTCATCGCCACCCCAGATACATAGACCGCTTCCCCTGAAGCCGTCAGATCGCTGAAAGCCTCTATATTCACCCCGGATTGGCGGTAGATAACGCCATCACCCGTAACCTCGCCAACCGCATCTATTTGGACCGCGCCCAAATAAATAATGGTGCCAGAAGGGGTTACAGACGCAACACCCTCTATGCTGGTGGCGCCGTTAAAAGTGCCGGTTCCAGCAGCCGTTAAGGCAGCAATGGCGTCAATTACAGCAGCCCCCTCTTTGGGGTCTATGCCGTAATTACCTCGCCCATATAAGCCGCTGCCATAACCAGCCACTTAGATTACTCCAGGGTAATGTCGAGATCGCCAGCCGGAATGCGGAAAACGTCGCCCGTACCAATGGTCTTACTGGTGGTCAGTTCTCCGTAAGCTAACAGGTTCCCAGATGTGGAAGCATCAAAAATACCAACATAGGTAATCGTGCCCCAGGAACCCGTCGCCGTATCGAACTCAATAGCCCCGCTATTGGTGCTGGCGTTACCGCTGGTGGTCATTGTCGCCTGCTTGCGGGTGTAACCATTACCGGAAACTTCCGTGCCGCCACCACCCTCGCCAGGGGCGGCGGTGAACAGCCCCACATAAAGGCTGGCAGACGGCGAAGAATAAGCCGTCCCAGAGAACACATAAGCCATTATCTTGTTTTCAAGATAATTGGTGAAGGCGTTAGTGGTCATTAGCCGAAACTCCTTGCTCGCATCCGAAGGGCTGATGTGGCCATACGGCTTCGCTCATCCGAAACCTTTAGGTCACTCATGGCACGATCATACAAAGCGCCCCATACCGTGATGCGCTGATCATCCTGCAAATAGGGCGCCGCCTGCAAAAGCGAGCCATAAAGGTACAAATCCGGCGCCTCCACCAGAAGCCAATTACTGGTATTGGATACCGTCAAAGCCGGAATCTTGGCGTAATAGGTCAACTCGCCCGTATAAGCAGACCCGCTATCCGGCGCCGGGATCACCTGAAACTGCTGGCCGATCTGTGTGTAATAGATCGGCTTGCCGCTTGCGCTATTCGCCCCCTTCAGCATCGCCGCCTGATCTGGGGAAACGAACTCCATCACCGTGATGGGATTGGTGTTGATCTGGAAGCGGATGCTTTCCAACCAATCGCCCGGAACCACGCTATACTCGCTGTCCAGCGTAGCCGTAGCCCGCTCCACCATCTTCCTGTGGCGGATGTTCCGGTTGAACTGGGCCTCCGCCAAGGTGATGAAATCAGGGATAACCGCCGTAAGGTCAGTCCTGATAAGCCAATCGCCTATGGAAGTTTGTAGGGTGGAATAGCTGGTAATCGCCATATTCATTCACCCCTAGAAGCAGCCGCATGGGCGCAGGAAAACTCGAAAGCCCCGATATGGCGCACATGATGGCTAATATCGTGGTCCAACATCACCTTAAACCCTGTTTCCCTGGCTGACCGGCAGAACCAGATGTCCTCGCCGCTATATACACCATTTTGGTAGTGTATGTGAAACCAAGGCTTCGCCATCTTGCGGAAAACTTCAGCCTTAATCAGCATCAGCCCCATCCCAATGGCGGACACCTCTTCCAGCCCAGTACACCACTCTTCCGTATAAACCCGCTCGCTGGTCAGATCGTCACGGAAAGCCACCGGCTGGAGAGGTAATTTGCGCGTACTGTAATTAGCCGCCACAATATCTTCATCCCGCGCCAATAGCTGCCGGATGCTGTCCTTCGGGAACCTCATGTCGGCATCCACAAACAGGACATGGGTAGCGCCAGCGTCCAAGGAAGCCTGGGCCAATTCCTGCCGCTGGTTTACAATCAGCGTCCCTTGGTTCTGGAACAGCAGCACCCTGTCCTTTGTCGCTGCCGTATGGGCCGCAACGCACCGGGCTAGATCGAAGGCAAACCCGCTATCCACCACATCGCGGCAAGGGACACAGACAGAAACAATGGCGGGCATCAAACGCGCCCCGGTCTGGTACGGAAGAACCGATTATCTGGATCATTCAGCCACTTCTTCATGGCTACCGGGTCATCCACGATGCCCTTTATCTTCAAATCATAAAAGACCGCCATGGGGATGGAAGCCACCTTGTTCCATTCGCCATAACGCCCGTGATCTTCATTAAACTGCGCCTTATTGGCTTCAATAATACCAGACACATCCTGGCGCTTCTCAATCAGCGCCGTATCCGTGCCCTCATCATAATGCCAGTAAGAAGTAATCCCACTTACCGGATCAATGTTGAAAACCTTGTCAGCCATAAGCCACCTTTAAGGTGGGGCTGGCAGTCGCCCGCCAGCCCCGTTGCCATTACGAAGTCGTCAAGTCAGCAGCGATACCATGCGCGGCTTCCTGGCGAACCATCAAGCCGTATTCACAAAGCATCATGCGCTTTTCCGCATCGCCGGTCTTCGCCAGGTCCACCGTCTGGATCGGGCGGAGGATCGCCGTAGCCGCGTATTCCGGGTCAAGCACGAAAGCATCGCGCTCACGCTGGAAGCGGTTCGGCACCACAGACACCGCACCGAAGTCAGACACATAAACATCGGCAGCGCCAATGATCACAGTCGGCTTCGGAGTGGCTTGGTTGTAGCGGATTTCGGCAATGCCAGCGAAGCCGCTGACGGTCTGCTTGTTGAACGGGCCGACCATCAGAATCTTCGGCGTACCACCTTCGGTCCACACCTGGGCGATAACATCCTTCAGGATGGTTTCCGTGAAGGTACGCTGCGTACCGTCAACGCGAGTGGCGTTCACCACACCATTGGAAATCGTCGGATCAGAACCGCCAGCGCCCTTGTTGGTGTTGGTGCGAAGGAAGGCAGGCAAGCCAGCCGTCTGACGCGCCGTGGTGTTGTCACCAGCATTCGCGGCCTTGGACGCCAACAGAGTGGCTTCCATGTCGCGCTTCAGTTCGGCGCCGTTCTTCGCCATCTGATAGGCAAGTTCAGAACGACGGCCAGCCTTGTCCACGCTTTCCAGGGTGCCGGAGATCACAACCGTCTTACGGCTGATCTGCGTGTAGTTACCCAGGCGAGACGTTGGCGTGACAGCGGTAAAGGAGGTGATGTCATCACCTTCCAGCGCCGCATTGGTGGTGGAAGCCGCCGCCAGCGCGTCCGTCTGCCACTCGAAGAACGTGTTCTTCACGTTCACGCGGGCAGTGTTAGACTGGAACGGGGTTTCTTCCGGCGAGATGTTGTAGATCACATTCGCCAGGTCTTCACGGATGCCCTTGGCATCATAGCGCGTGAAGGTATTAGCAACGATAGTCATAGCCTATATCCTTTCAGAGAAGCGCCGCTAGAACACTAGCGGCATCGTTGACAGTCCCGGTTTTAGCGAGACGCTGCTTTGCACGGGTTAGGTCCGTCACATTCCTCTGGGGTACAGATTGCACGGGGCCGGGCTTCACCGGCCTTGTCGCGGAAACCTGTGGTTTGACCGCAGCCTGCGCTTTCTGCTGACCACGATCATACAGCATGGCTTTACGGAGGATGGCAACGTGTTGTGCCTTCGTAAGACCATTAATGTCTTGCTCAGACGCACCATTCTCCATCAACCAATCGCGCAACATCTTCTTTTCGCCCTGCGCTACCTTCGCATCCTTCCAAGCTGGAATGATCTCTTGTAGCTTCTGCGCCTCAGATGTTAGCGTCGCCTTCAGTTGCTCGGTTTGCTGCTGCTGGAAAGCCTGCGTTAAACGCTGCTTCTCGGCTTCAATAGCCTGAAACTTCGCCACACGATCTTCCTGCACCTTCTTCCACTGCCGCTCCAAGCGAATGGCGTTCTGGGGGTCTTCTTCATAAAGACGATCCCAATCCGGCTCCGCTTCAACTTGAGCGACATTCTGCAACTGCTGCTGTAGCGCCCCTAGAAGAGTGGCGTACTGCGCCCGCTCTTGCCGAATGGCTTCAGCTTCCGCTTGGAACGCCTTGCGCTCTTCCGCGAGTTGCTGGGTCTTTCGGCTATAGTCCGCCGTCCTTGAATATCCGCGCGCCAGTTCGTCCAGCGTCACCTCAACTTCTTCGCCCGCCACCTTTACTTTGACGGCTTGCGGAAGCCTTTCACGAGGTTGCTCTTCGACCTGTGTCTGGTCATCATCTTCAGCGGTTTCCTCAACGGCTTCAGCAGCAGCTTGCGCTACTGATGCCTCCGTCTCGGCGCCCTGGGCTTGCGCTTCGGGCTGCTGCGCCTCACCGCCCTGGGTATCGCTGTCATCAGCGGCCAGAATATCGGCTATGGCATCTTGTGCCTGGTGGATTCCGATCCCGCCTTGGGCGGGGGTGCCGGATGATTCAGACATCAAAAATTATCCTCTCTCAAAACGCCTCTCGGCGATGGAAGCAGCCACTTTGCCATTATCAATAACGGCTTGAAGTGCCCGCAAGAACTCGTGCATTCCACGCATTGTTGCGTGGATGTATTTCTGGTCAGCCTCAAACTTGGCGGTTTTCCACTCATCAAACAACTGCTCTTCAACCAATGCCACCGCCGCCTTCAGCGTCGGATCATTCATCAGCCTAAGAGCGTCGTTCCCCGCCGCTATCTGAGTTGCGAAATCAACCAAACGGGCCTCCCATTCCACCCGGCGCCATATTAGCGCCCATCACCTGGGGCGGATTCATCATCTGCTGGCGCTGCGCCTGCTGAACCTGGCGCATCATCTCACGATCCCGCTCCATGTCAGCCCGGATCGCCGCTACATCAACCTGGGCGCCATACTTCGCGCGCATCTCGGCAATCTTCAACACCAAATCTGCTTCCATCTGGTCACGCTCTAAGTCGTCCTTACGGACCATTTCTTCGCGGCGCAACTCCAGTTCAGCCGCCTTCTTCTGGATGTCAGCCTGGATCGCCGCCATCTGCGCCTGGGCCAGCATTTCTTCCGGCGAAGGCTTCGGAGGTTGCGGAGGCATCGGTGGCATCTGCGCCGGATCATTGAAGAACTGGCTGGCGTCCTTATAGCCCGCCAGCGACACAATCTGCGCCAGAGTATTGCGATACTGCGCCAGCGTAACCAGCGGATTATTCATCCCCGCCAGTTGCAATATCTGTTCTTGCTTCTGCAAGATGTTGGTTAGAACCTGTATCTTGTCCTGCTCGGTGCCACCGCCCAAGGCGATATTCACCACAACATCCATATTCGCATCCCAACTACGGGGATCAACCGGCACAAACTGACCACGCAAGCGAATCATGCGCTCGGCCTGCTGGTTCTGGACCGCCAACTTCAACAAGCCCGTAAACAGCCGCTTCATACCACCTTCGGCAAAGATGCGGGCAATCAACTCAATTCGCTGCTGGGCCGCTGATACCGTAGCCGCCACCGCTGCGCGGGTAGATGATTGCAGGCTATCCGCCGCCAAGCCAGCCGCCGCCTTGGTAATGCCCGTGCGGCTTTCCTTCATGCCGTCCATGTAATCCAGCATCGGGAAAGCCTGCTGGCCCACAAATGGCATAGAGAACGGCTGAACCATCCCCGGCGCCCGCATACGGATTACACCACCAACTTCCGTATTCAGCACATCGTCAACATTTACCTGGCCTTCAACCACACCCACGCGCGGGTGGATGGCTAGTGCCAGACTATCTAGCATATTACGCTGGATGTTGGATTTGATAAGCTGAATGTCCATCACCTGATCGGCAACAGACAAACCGAAGAACGTATGAGGCTCCGGGTCCGGGCAGAACACCGCAAACGGGATCATGTCCGCCGGTTCGTTCCGCACCACTTCATAACCCTGGCCAATCGTGCAAACGCGGCGGAGTTCCGCAATGCCGTCGCCATCCATGTCGATCTTCACATAAGACTCGACATACAGAACCTTTTTCGCCGCAACATCAGACCGATTAGCCATATCAATGGTGGCTTGCGGGTTACGAATAAACCGCTCTTCGTTGTCCTCTAGTTCGTCCACCTCATTGGCGTAAGGCTCAATCTCGTCTTTATCATACCCCATCGCCACCAGTTCGCTTACCGTCAAAATGCGGCGATGTGCGACAATGGACGAATCATCCAAGCTAATAGCAGCCCGCGCCACCAGCAACTCTTCAGGCGGAACCGCCGCAATCTTCAAGCGGCCTTTGTCCCAGCGACGAACAACACGCACATCATACATATTGGGGCCAGGCATCCCCGTAGTCGGATCAACCTCCCCAGGATAAGCCACCGTCACCTGAACTTCGCAGTTCGGGTCAGAGTTCAAAACCGCCAAACCCGTGTCATCCAAACCACTCATATCCACAGTCTGGATTTCGGTCTGATTGTCCCAATAGAACTTGATAATCCCGGTCTTGCAAACCAAGGCATCCTTGAAGGCGGAATAGAAAATCTCAAAGCCCGGATTATCACGGGTCAGCACATAATTAATGTAGTCCGTAGCCTGCTCCGCCATAGCCACATCTTCAGGGCCATTCGGAGCGAACTCGACAATTTTCTGACTACCGAAAAACACACGCATCAGGCTCGGCAAGATAGCTTGCACCGTGTCACGCACATCGCGGCTAACCACCTGAGAACGACCATCTTCCTCGTTCCCGAATGGCATCCCACGGTAGTACTCAGTAGCAACGGCGCGCAATGGCGAAATGGTGCTGTCGATATAATCAACCGCATCTTCGATCTCGCCAGTAACAATAGCCTGAATGTCGATCTCATCAGGAAGATCAGCATCCATGCCAGCGTCAACTTCCGAGTCCTGCATCTGCTGCGTGATGTCGGAAACCAAGTCAGAAATCTTCGGGTCCATGCTTAATCACCCAGCAAGCCGGTGAACCGGCGTTTCGGAATACGCTGCTCGTTAATAGCATTCAACAAGCCCAAGCCATACATATTAACGGCTTCCGGGCGCATGACATATTCACCGACATGGACCGTGGTTTTGACCGGGGCATTCTTCTTCTTGCCCTTTACCAAACCACCCTTCCGGTAGCCACCGTCGCCGCCGCCGTCTCCGCCGCCATCGCCGCCGCCACCACCGTCGCCATCTCCGCCGCCGTCACCGCTGCCATCGCCACCGTCCCCATCTCCGTCGCCGTCTCCGTCGCCATCCCCTTCGCCTTCACCGGCATCAGAAGCCGCCGCGTCCGCTGCTGCTGCCGCTGCTTCCGCCGCTGCTGCTTCTGCCGCCGCTGCTTCAGCCGCCGCTTCCGCGTCTGCCGCTGCCTGGGCTTCCGCCATAGCGTCCGCCACTGATTGGGCGGCGGCTTCGTCGTCTGTGTCTTCGTCAGATGGGGCAGCAGGGGCGCCAAACATCCCAGCGACATTATCTAATGCCGCTTCCAAATCAGACGCGGCCTTATCTAATGAGGTTTGTGCCGCTGTTGCTGCTTCTTCATCAGATGGCGCAGCAGCCGTAACGTCAGCCATCATTGAAGCAATCGCCTCATTCAAGCCAACCTTGCCTTCAGCAACATCGCGGCCAAGCTGGTCCGCCATCGCGGCCAAATCAGCAGCCGGAACCCCCGTCAAATCAGACACCGTTGCAGCCATGGCATTCAACGCTTCTTGCTGGGTCATGCGACCTTCAGCAACATCAGTCGCAAAACCAGCAGCCTGCTCACCCATGCCGAAGTCGCCTGTAACGCCAGTAGCGTCTTCACCATCAGCCGGATAAACATCCAACAGAGAAGTAATGTTCGGGTTCACCACATTACCCAAATCAGTCAGTGTCTTGGTGATGGCGCCCGTGTCTGTGGTGGCTGCTGTGGTGCCTGGCCCCTTAGAAGTAGTCAGATCGGTAGCGCCCGTATCCAACAAAGAGGTAACGTCAGAAGCAGTCTTGGTGATGTTCCCCGTATCCGCCGTAGAAGCAACATTAGTCGCCGTCTGCCCCGTCGTATCCAACAAAGAGGTAACATTGGGGTTCAGCGTACTACTGATGGGCGCCAAATCTTCCCGCGTCGTCTGGCGATCATCGCTAAGGCGCCGCTGCGTGTTGTATTGCCCCTGCTGGGACTCACGCAACGCAGTGACCTGTTCTGGCGTCAAATCCAATTCGCGGGCACGATCCAACAAGAACCCGCCAAGAGAGTTCACACCCGGAACACCCGCCGCCTGATTAAGAAGAGTTCCAAGCGCAATACTGACCGCACCAACCGGACCCGTAGCCAGCGCCATAAGCGCATTCATGGTGCCGGAGTCGTTCGTTATCATTTCAAAGTCACGAACAGGATCACCCGTGCTGGTCAGCGCACCACGCCCAACAGATGTCGGCGTCCAATCGCCATCACCTTCCCAAAACCTTTGGTCCTGATTAACAACAGGAGGCGCTTCAGGGCGCGTCCGCATCGGCTGAAAGAAGCGATGCTCGCCAGGCGCATCATACGTTGCAACAGGGCGAAGAAGCGGATTAAACTGCCAGGACCAAGTATCAGACATCAGCTATCTTCCTCTTCATCGTCGCCCTGGGGCAACATCACCTTCGCCATCAAAACCGTCTCGCGCTGGCGCTTGGTCATCGGCTTGGTAATCGGACCACCAACTAACCACGCGCTACAAGTGCGCGATGCCGCACATTTGAACTCCAACAATTCACAATAGCCCAAGTTCGCCGCCTTAGATACTTCGGGCGCATACGTCTCATCGTTGCTCTCTTCCCCCTGGATGCCCTTAACAATACAAGCCATCATTTCCGGGGTCTGGATGAACGCGGCGCAATTACCACACCGCATCGTCTTAGCCTCATCAGCAGACGTATTCCATTCCTGCGCCCGGAGTTTCCAGAAGAAGTCATCCTCGCTATTCGGGTTAGCAGGACCATAACCGAAATCCTTGAACGCCCGATCACGGTACTCCACATTTTCTTCAAGATCATAGGTTGCCTTCGGGCATTGCATCAAACTAACTCCGTCACACTCATAACAGAAGCGGTGACGCCAGAATCCTTAATAACGGCAATTTTGTCGCCAGGATTGCAAGGGAATACTTCAACCCAATTATTAGGCACCATCACACTGGTTGTGATTGAAGCCGTCGGATTAGCCCCAATTTGCACATGACAGTGCCCGCTGCTTACCGCCACATGGACAAACCGCGTCTCGGCGCCAAAAGCTGTGCTTTGAACGCTTGAGGTGGTAACAGTGAAAGTCTGCGTGGCCCCGACATCGAAAATCTGTGGGATCACATGGCCATTATCGTCACGAAGTTGGAAACTCATTTGGATTTCTCCTTGTTACGGGACGAAATAGCCTTGGCCTTCGCCTTAGCGTCCGCCTTACTGGAAGCGCCCCATGCCTGAAGCGATTTCAACAGCCGCGTCGGCTCACCCTTCGCATCACGCTCCGGGCCAGGCATATTGCCCATCCGCGCCAAGAAATTAGCCCGGCGAGGATTGTCCCCCGCCTTCACCGGCGCCTTCAAATTAGAACCCGGATTAGCCGCCTCATAAGAACGACGGCCAGCCTCATTCAAACCACCCGAGGGGTTTTTTCCGGCTTTCCGCGTCCAGGCTGGGGATTTCATCCAATCCGCCCCTCAAAAATCATGTCCAAGGCCCCAATCGGCAACCGCAACACCACCGCCGCCGCATCCATGACCCCGTAGCTAAATAACACATTTTCCGGGGTAATTACCAACCCCGAATTGAACTCTATCTGCTCCGCCTCAAACAAGAAAATGGGAGATACCCTGGTCACATCCCAAGTATCCACATCATACTCCACCAGCCGGTGCGCGTAATAAATCGGCTTCTTGCCATTCTTCTCGCCAAAACGGCGATGTAAACAAGTCACCAAACGGCCCTTATGCGGTACAATCTGGCTGGACCCACTCCACCCCACCAAATCTGCCCGACCATCCCCGTAAAACATGGGTTCTAACACCGGGCTACCGCCAAACTTGTACACAGAAACCGGGCAAAACCAATGCACTAGCTTCAAATCTTGCCCATCCACATAAATGCCCCAGTTCTTTTCCTTTTTCTCGCCATTTGGCGACAAAAGCACCTGTTTTTCCGTCATAACCGGGGAAACTGGCGCCAAAACCATCGTGTTTGCATCATTTCGGCTGGAATGCCCGCTGGCCAAACCCCACCAGCCCCCCTTCCAGGCAAATAACCGCATATCCTCCAAGCCATCTTTACAGACGGGGGATTGCCTGATCTCCGTATCGTCGATCTGGACCGCCGATAATTGCGCCAGGCTGGCGGTATCCATCTCCACCAGCCAATTTACCGTATCCGGTGCGCTGCCCTTGATCCAAATAGAGCAACTGGGCAACAAACGGTAATTCACCGTCCGCACTACCGCCCTGATCTTGTCCCCATCCCACGCAATGGAAGGATTACAAGCCGCCATTTCACTTGGCAGCTTGATCTCCACACGCTCCGCGCCAGGAAACTGGCTTAAAATCATGCTACCTTCTCGAACAACATCAGCGTATTCCGCCCCCAAGGGGCTGGCTTGCGCCGCGTTGTCTCCTGAAACATGGCGCTTTCCACCACCAGATTACGAAACCCGTGCTGGCCAAACTTCTCTATCCAGTATTCCGCCGTTTGCTCATTCACATGATGGTGCCCGCCCTGGCCCGGCACCGCATGACACATCAACACCCGATCCGCACACCGCATGGTAGCAAACCAGTTATCCTCATACTTCGCGTCAACATGCTCCACGAACTCCGTGGAAATACACAAGTCAAACCGCTGCCCAATGTCCAGCGGTCCCTTGGTGTAATCATGCAAGATAATCGGGCCACACTTCGCCTTCAAAATAGCGTCTGGGTGCCCCTCTACCCCCAGCACCCGGCACCCCATATCCTGAAACCACTTCAGATTGACCGCCGTGCCACACCCGACATCAATCACAGACTCAACGCCATACTCCAGCAACAACCAGCCCCAGACATCCGGCGTGAACGTGTGCCCGTCGCCTTCCTCATAATAACCGCCCAAATGCGCCATCTCGTTCATGCGTGAACCTCGCTCGACATTTTACCCTGCAACGTCAACTGGCTGACCAGTTCGGGCAACACCGTCAGCACCTTCAACTTAGGCAACACCTTCTGCTCCAGCAGAATATCAACCGGCGTATTCGCTGGCTTGGTATGCTCAATCAACGTCGGAATGGCCCGCTGGCGCCACCAAATAGCCGCCGTGCAAAGCGGATACCGCACATCCCACAATTCATCCCGGTGCTTGCGCTTCCACTTCTGGTCATCCACACAACAACTCTGCAAATAGACCCCATCCACATCATCATCCACCTTGGCGCGGATAGCAGCCCATCTTTCCAGAAAGTTTTCCGGTAATACTACATCATCCTCGAACACCATAAACTCGTCCGCTTGGTCATGCTCCGCCAGGTTCCACGCCATGTGATGGCTAAGAACCAGCGCCGTAGCACCCCGCGTCACAAAGTAATCCGAGTGCATCGGTATCTCAGACTTGATCTGCATCGACTTGCCATAGATGCCCCAGACCCAAGTGACCGGCACCCCCTCGCGCTCAAATTCCTGCTGAACACGCGCCGTGCGTTCAGGCGTCTCGCGCAGGGAAATACAATAATACCTCACACAACCCCCTTCACATTGCGCCGCAATGGCTGGCCCCACTTCAACGAATACCCACCACCACTGACCACCGCCGCCGTGCTGGCAAAGGTAAGACAAAAAGCATCCGCCTTGTCGGGGCTGCGCCCTAACCGCCGCTTCATTTGAGACTTCGGCTCAATCTGTATCTTGCCCGCACTCGTCACCGTGTACAGCGGACCACACAACTCATCCACCAAAGCCTCATCATTCGGAATGGTGCAATCCCGCTGCTCAAACCACTCCCTAGCCTTCCACCAGAGTTCATCTCTTAGGCGGCTAAAGCGGTGCCCATCCAATGCTGGTAACTCCGCGACGTTGATCCCACGGACGGGGAGTTTTAATTCACGCAGCCGATCCACCACACCCGCGCCCAAGCCAATCACATCGACCAAGATTTCCTGGGGCCGCATACTGCCGGGCGTCGCATCCCACTCAACCTTGATCAAACCACACGTTTCCATCAGGTCTTTGCCGCGCCACATCTTAATCGGCTCAGTAATCGCATTGCCCCGGCGCTTGGCCAGCGTCGTACTGTCATCGCCAAACCGCGCCACATCCAACCCCCACACCACGGGCGCCGTTTGGCTGGGTTCCACCGGCCTGGTAGTCGCACTCTCTATAAGATGTCGCGCAATAAGAGCATCATCATCTCCAGCAGGAAACTCTCCAAGAACGCGTACACGATACTGATTTGACCCATCACCATACTGCGCCACCATGTCCTCTAAGAAAGCCTTGTCCACCGTATCCGCATCGTGACAACTGACCTTCTTGCCCCACCACCGCTTGCGGTTCTTGTTGAACGCATCATAAAAATAACCCGTGGTGCGCGTGGGGTTCCCGGTCATTACCACCTTGGCGCCCTCAGTGGACAAGGCACCCTGACCAACCTCGAATACAATATCAGGGACGCCAGATGCCTCGTCAATCACAAAGAGAAGGTTCTCACTGTGGAACCCCTGCAAGGCTTCGGGCTGCTCCCGGCGGCTGGTTCTGGCCACCGCGAAGCTGTCGGGGACGCCAGCCAATTCGATCTTGTCGGATTTGATTTCGAGGAGGCGCCGCATTCCCTCGGGCAGCTTGCGGTGCCACTTCCCGATCTCAGACCACAAGACGTCAGACAACTGGTGCGCCGTGTTGGCGGTGCAAACCACCTTGGTTGGCAATCTGGTAAGCAACCACCACAACACCAGCCAGGACAAGAACGCGGTTTTGCCAACGCCATGGCCGGAGCGAATCGCTACACGGTCATTACTGGCGATGGCCCTGAGCGCATCAGCCTGCCACTTTTGCGGGGTGGCGCCAAGCATCGATTCAACGAACAACACCGGGTCTGTCGCCAGTTGCTCGATGATTGCCGCCTGTTCCTCGGGTGTCGGAGCAGCGGGGGCAGCAGGGGGTGGGGGTGCTTCAGACCATTTTGCTGATGTCAGCGAAATGGTTTCGGCTGGTGGGGCGCCACCATTGGTTTCCGCTTCGGCAGCGGCTCGCGCCGCCGCCTCCGCTGCTAATCTAGCCCGCCGCTTGGGTCTGCCTGCCATGAGAGCCTGATTCTATCCTAAATTTTCACGAGGGGTAAAGGGACGTTTTGCCTTTTTGCCCCCACCCCACGGGGGGGGTAAGTACATATATGCCACCGCCAGCCCGCCCCCGCCGCTTTTTGAAGGGGGGGGGTGGGGCCGGGGGTGCCAGTTTCGGGGCGCCCGGCCTGGAACCGCATAAGGCCCATTATGTAAAAATCCACGCTAACCCTTTGATTTCGTTCGCTTCTTGGGTTTTGGCAATTCGGCATCATTTCCTATTTTCTGTATGGCGTCGCCCGTCTCTGGATCGACGTCAACTATCTGATTTCGCTGCTTTTCTTCTTTGATCCGCTGATTAATGCGCTGGGATGCCAGCTTCAGGGCTTCCACATAGCTTTCGCCTAGTTCCACCTGATGCTGAACCTTGTCGCCATAAACCCTGGGCGCAATCTTTCCGACGTACCAGCGTCTTGCGTCGAATTTTAACCGGGCGCGCTGCGGATCGTCCGTATTATTTTCGGTTGCTTCTTTGATCGCCGTTTCAGCGATGACGTGCGCCATCCGTTCCCGGGCGCGCGCGTACTCCTGCCACCACTTCGGGTCTGCCAACCAGCGGTTGATAACACTAGCACTCGGCATTCCCTCAATGCGGTAAATATCAACCATAAGTACACCTTTGCCGAGTAAATCCAATATTTTCGGCATATGCTCGTCATCAATCCAGATTGGCGTCAACCTACCCACATCATACCCCTCTCGCCATTCAAACGCGCTCATAGTGCGCCCCTAACCGTTCTAACGCCTGCACCACCTGGCCAGCCGCCTTTGCCACCTCAATCCCCTTACATTCAGCCCAGCCCGTCACCGTACCATGACTAAGAACCGTCCAAGCCAGCGCAGGCATAGCGGTAGTCCCAACCGCCCTAGAAGCCCGTGCAAACGCCTCACGCGCCCCAAGCCTCCCAGCTTGCCCCGCATAATAATCATCCCGCAGCCGCTTTGCAGCGGCATACAGCGCCTCGCTAATCATGCCCCTCGCCAGCATTACATCTGGCGCCCAATACCTATCGCTCACAAGCGTACAGCCTTCCTGAATATCCGGCCCGAAGTCTATGCGCGCTGCCTCGAATGCCCGGCTCATGCTTAACATTAGATCGGGATTTCATCTTCGATCAATTGCCCCCGTCTTACCACCTTCGCCTTCGGAAATGCAGCCTTGATCTCTGCGATAGGCGAAGCCCCTTTCAGAACCCTACCCACCTCTTCCACCGTCCAGGCTTCCGCGTTCCACCCTTCTGCCTTAGCCCGCGCCAGGACCGCTTGGGCATGGGTATCGTCCTGACAGATGCAGATGGTGCCCCGTTCCGCCTCATCCGCCTGTACGGTCACCAGCGGCCCCGGAAGCGGTTCATAGCCTGCCGCCAGTGCTTCAGCGGCCAATGCTTTCCAGGCCCTCATCATCATGGCGTCCAGTTCCGCCATATCCTCACCCGCCATTGTCGCCTGCCGGTGCATATCCTCTGCCGCCTGGAACCGCTCCCTTGTCGCCGTGGACACCAGCAACGGAAGCCTATCGAACCCCCATTCTCTTTCCAGCCCCGCCACCAGCGTATCCAGCGCACCCGCCATCCGAGATCGCCAAACCCATTCGCCATTCGCCTCTTTCAGCGGGGCTAATATCTCTTCATTCGCCATTACTTCTTCCCCTACTAGTTGTGGTGCTACAAGCGCCAAGTCCCTAGGTCAGCAGTGGATTATCTTACTCTGCGCGTGCAGTTGCTGTGCTTAAGCAACTGCGCGTGCAGATAATCCCCTGCCTAGGGACTTTTTGTTGCTGCACACAAAAAATGTGTCCAACTTGTGCAACAAAATGGTGTTTTCCAACACCTAGTTGCACACCCTCAAAACTCCTCAATAATGGGTTTTGGTGCAGCTAATTTCATCTGCGCCAGCCGCTCATGACACACGCTATAGTTGTCCCTTGGATGCCTGCTTGATGGTGAAGGGCCTAGTTCTTTGACTATGGTTCCTTCGTCTTCCCAGGTCTTTAAGATGTTCTTGGCCTGCTCTTTGGTGGCTTTGCCGGTGTTTGTCAGCACTTCCCAAGCCACCCCTTTCTTGGCTTTTGGGTCTGCTGCGAAGGCGTACCGCTTGCCTTCCTCCATGAAGCCCCGCTGAAGGGTTTCCAGGATACCCACGCAGTCTGCCATACTGAGTGCCCCGAAGACGCCTGGCGGCGTCCATGGAAGGGCGGCGGCTATAACCTCGCCATTCTCGATCTCGATGGCGGTCAGCTTGTACCACTCGGCTTCTTGGGCGGGCGCGTAGTTAGATTTGGCGCTATCTATCCGTAGGTAGGACCGGCGTTCTTCTGCCTGGATACCGAAGGTGCCTGCTTCTTCTGCCGTCATGGTGGTTAGTGTCAGCATGACCCGGACTGCCCCGCTAATTGAGGAAGCCCCGCGAACCCGGTCCATGTCGCCTGGCGTACTGGTACCTTTGCGGTCATGGTGCAGGATCAGCACCGCCATATCCAGCCGCTGCGCCAGTGACCGGAAGGCCGCGACCACTTGGCGCATGGCGGTATTGTCGTTTTCCTCGCTGTCATGGAGTTCCGCCAGCGGATCGCACACCAGCAGATCGGCCTGCTCTTCCATACAGATGCGTTCAAGTTCCTGCATCGCCTGGGTGGGATTGATTTGCCCGGTATGTGGATCACGGGCGAACAGTGTCCCTACATTGTATGGACCGCACCGGATGATTCGCTGCATTGCGCCCCCGTCAGTGGCCTGGGCTTTGATGGCGGCGGCGTACCGGCGGCGCTGTTCGTCTTTGTCGTCCTCGACGTTGTAGTTAATGATGGTGAGTGGTGTTTCTGGCCTGAAGGCGCCAAAGGGTTTGCCTTGCGCCCCGGCTAATGTCCACCCAACCACCATGGACGATTTTCCCCCGGCGCCTTGTCCACTGAGAACCGTGACTGCGCCGCGCAGTAGGTAGCCTTGCACCAGCCAGGGACGCTTGGGTATCTCGCCCCCGGCAAAGGCGCCCTGGTCATGCCAAAGGGCTTTCTGGCCCTCTGTGGTGGCGCTGGGCGCCTGTGTGGCGAACGCCTGGGGCTTCGGTGCTTCCAGCTTGATAATGCCTCTCTGCGCCCGGTCCAGGGTATATCTCACCTTCATCCTGAACTCGGCTTCCCCGCGACCTGGCCGCGAGAAATCCACTTTGCTGGCGTACTGTGGCCAGCCTTCCGCCACCACCTCTTCTTCGGTGGGGATGCGCCCTAACTGTCGGTATAAATCAGAAACCACCGCCAGAATGGTGTTCCGCATGTACTGCTCGCGCCCGTCGGTGATCTGGCCGGGCAATCCAAGCGGCCCTGATGCATGGGTTACAGGGCTTACGGAACCCGTCCCGTGGATCACATCCTGGCAGATGAGTTCCACCATCGATTCGGTCAGGCTGGGTAGCCCCAGATCATCCACATGGGCATCCACGTCCCATGAGTATTGGCGCCCGCTGGCGTGGACCGAAGGCGGCGCGACAATGAAGCCACCATCGCCCCGGATGTCCATCCCCGGCAGGATACCTTTTCTGGTGGGAACCTTCTTCCCAGGATGGGAAAAGAACCTATGACACCCGCCGCCCCCGGTGAGGG